TCTTCGCTTAAACCTTCTCTTTCCATTAGCGGGTCTTTTTTAGCGAGCCTATCCCGCTCCGCTTCCAATTCAGATACGTCTGGCAAACCCTCGTTCATATCGAGATACAATGCGGAAGTTACCGATTTGGTCTCGCACATATCCTCGAACTCAATCGGCTCCTTACTAAACAGTTTCTTAAAGACATAAGGAACCTGGAACTGGGTGCCAGTCGCGGTCCATTCTCCGGCGTGCTTACCGTCCTTATACTTCGCAATATAAACAGCATCGTTTACAAGGCACATGCGGTCGTATGTAGCCTCATGTTCAAAGTTGTAGCCATACTGCTTGCCATAGTCCATAACGAACTGAATGATTTCCGGAGTCGCGTCCGGAATCTTAATGGAGTCCGTCTTAATGTGGGCAACAATAAAGCCCCGTCTCTGGACCTCGTGTTTGAGGTTTACCATAAACAGGGCGCCGCGTTTAGCCACAATATTATCTTTGTTGCGATTGTCTCGGAACGGATGGTCAAAGCTTGCTGAAGTAAGACCGTATACAGAGTTGATTGCAATTTTCAGAGCCTGAGCCAGATCAGCCGCAGCAGCTTCGTCCGTCAGATACTTTGCCAATGCGCCGTTCAGCATCTTTTTGGCTTTATCGAACTCTTTGTGCTTAATCGCAATTCTGGCCTGAAGAATTTCGTTGAATCTCTTCGTATACTCAGGTCCAAAAAGTTCTTCCGCTACAATGCTGCTCGGATGCATGGACGCGATATCCAATAACGCAATGTTGCTGTACATACCGGGTTCGGCGTAGACATAACCGCCTTCGCCGACTTCTTCGCCGCGATAAATGGACTTACCGCCCTCGAAAGTGTAGCCTTGGAACACCGGCTTTCCGTCTTTATTAAACAGGGTGAAGTTTTCATCTCCCAAATGGTCGTACAAAACCATATCTTCTGTAATAGTCCACGGTTCGCAATCGGGAGTTACTTCACCCATAAAACGGTAGTTGAATTGATCCTGCGGCTTTCGGTTGTTGCCAAATATAATCTTAGTGGTCAGAGAATTGGTCGTGTCATTGACCGTCATTCCGGCCACGTCCGCCAGAATCTGCCGAGCCGTAAAGTCAGCTTTTCTCGCATTGAAAACAGCTTCGGTAGCAATTACATCATTGTCGCAGTATTCGGCGACTTTCGTCCACATCTCTTCCGGAACAGGCTGGTCCCACGGAAGGCCAAGCTCCTGATGGTGGATGCCCAATTCGATTTCCCATTTCTTCAAAGATTGTTTCTTTGAGCAGAAATCGTAAACGTCCGTATAAGAAACGTTATAGGCTTCGCCAAAGAAACAGTTAGCGCTTCCATTGATGATTCTGTTGGAAAGCGAGAATAGCTGTTCATTCGTATAACCCATGAGTCTGGCATAGAGGATATGGTTGTCGTATCTGCGGCAGTTAAAACCGACAAGACGAAACCGCATCAGTTCCTCAATTTCAGCCGACGTAGGGTTAATCATACGGACAACCGGCTTTCCTTCGCCTTCAATTTTCCAGTTGACCAAGAACAGATTCGGAAACACCTCAACATCATAAAACACAAGTTTAGCGTCATCGTTTTTTGTTCCCGAAGATTGGTCGGCAGATTTGAACTGCATCTTATTGACCAACTTGATACAGTAATCCGCCTGATGCGTGCTGCTTGCAGCGAAGGCCAGCACAGCGTTCCGCATATCTGTAACATCATAATGAAGATCGCTTGCATAAGCGTCCTCAAGAATTTTATAGATGAAGTCGATACTGGGTTTAGTTGCCGGATGGTATTCCTTGTTTAGATTCCGTTTGATTTGCGTTCTAAGACCTTTCTCGCTCTTCACCCCTTCAAAATTTATCACTTGCTTTTCTCCTTTCAGTGGCAAACCAGAATTGATGGTTGCGATGGGCAGGTTATTACACTTTGTCAATTTCCGGCGCAGAGAGCTTTTGCCGTTGAAAACCTTAACTTCGATGTGGTCGTCATAGACTCTGCTCAGCTTTGCCGGATCTTCCGCATAAATATAATGCAGATGAATGCCTTGCCCGCTTTTGCTCAGTTCTGCATAAGTGGGCGGCCATTTGCTCGCCTCCTTCAGATTCAGTTCAAAAGACTTGTTTCCATCCTTATCCGGAATATCAAAGTCGATAACAATATGTTTTTCCGGAACTTTTACATAGTGGAGTTTCGACGTATCAATACTGCTCAGCTTCGTTTTTACTTTCTCCCATTTGGATGTGGGGATTTCCGATGAAGTCGCATACTGAGCAGGACAGTCCGCGCACTCTTTGTCAAAGATGGACGGCTGCGCTTTGAATTCAATGAGCTTCTGTTCCGGTTCCTCCTTTTCCGAAATCGTCTGCTCTTCAAATTTCTCCGTCCGAAAACCGATATAATAGCTTCGGACACGAGTGCCATCATCCAGATTGAACCGCTCTTTGTAATCGCGGAAATAGTTTTTCAGTTCTTCTTTAAAAATCCTCTGAGAAAACGGAAACGGCACCTTTGCCTCATCACAGTACGTTTTATACATTTCCCAAGAGGCTTTCAGTGTCGTTCCGTCTTCCTTCTTAAACACGTGGTAAGAATCAATGATGAAGTTGTAGAAATCATTGGATGCGCCAAGCATCGCGACCGGAATATAATCATCGTACATGCCTGGGTTTGCCAGATATACATTTTGACAGTGGTATGCGATAGCGCCAAGTTCAAACTCAATTTGTTTCATTACCGTTTTGTATTCCTTCGGGCTCAATTTATCGCCGGATGGAGACACATCAATCAATCGTCGAATCAAACCCGATTTCGCATCAGTTATCTTCACCGGCTTATTCGTGCCCATAAACAGAAAACATTTAAAACGGTTTGCGTAAGTAGACTTGAACTTTTCATTTACCGTCATCAACTCATGGGAAACAAGGCTGTTCAGCCTGGTATTATCCTCAATGCGCGACAAATCCCCATCGTGCTGAATAGCAACAAGCGGATTGCTCTTGAACGCCTCCAAAGCAAACGAATTGCTCGAAGAACCAAGCGCTTTTGCGTCGAACACAGAATAGTACCCGTCGAAGAGCTGCTGAATGATGTTAAGAACCGTGGATTTGCCGGTTCCTGCGGCGCCATACAAAACCATAAATTTCTGCAACTTTTTAGAATCCCCGCAGACTATAGAACCGATTGCCCATTCGATTTTTTCTCTCTCCGTTTCAGAATAAAGAGTAGACATCAGCTTGTCATAGGCATTGATGGTTCCTTCTTCTAGGGGATACTTCAGCCGCTTACTTGCATAGTCTTTTTTGTTTGTCGGAGTATTGGAGAATATAAGTTTCTCATCAAGCATGTGGAAAGAGTCTCGCATCTGCTTTTGACAGTATTTGTGCCACGAATCGATCATTCCGGATTCGGAATCCCACATGTGCAGAACTTTAATACTTGAATCAAAGTTTTTGCGGTTTTCCTCTGCATACTTGTCAAGTTCCCGGTCAATAAGCTGGAGCGCATCTTGCTCATCCGTAGACCATAAACCTCGGTCTTCTAACCAAATGGCATAGAAGTCACCGCCTCTAATCATCAGGTCGGAGCTTTTCTTAATGATAAACTTCGGATAGATTTCTATTGCACCACGCTTCGTACTACGGGTCGAAATCATTAAAAAGTCGATCATCGAAGTTCTTTAGTCTCCTTCCGTTTTTCTAAGCTCCTTAATTTCGTTTTTAAGGTTCCCGATCTCGTCACGCATACTGCGAATCTCCAAGTCCTGGATAAGCATGTGCACAGTCATAACCGTGGCGACCATGACGGTGCTGCGATTGAAAGACCTCTGTTTTCTGAGTGTCTTAGCAAACACACGCATCGCAGTTTCGGAGCAGCGAAGACTTCCGAAAATATAACGAATCATTTCATCCATGTTTCTTTTCTCCTTTCATGTCGACAAGAAATTGATCGATCGTTTCAAACTTCCAAGCCTTCGGCTCTCTCAACGAAAATATAAATTCCTGTCCGTTGGTTTTGCGAATTCGAATGCTGTTTTTACCATTTGGGAAGTATTCTTTTACCTCCTTTGCCTGGTCGGGTAAGCATGTCTGAAAAAACCCGTACACTTGCGTATGAATCATGATAATTCTCCTTCATAGGATGCTGTCCAAATACCAATTCATCTGCCACCAGATTTCAACAGTTCTCATGTCATACTTGCAGCGTTCGACGGTAAACAAACCGCCTTCGCCATTTCGCTTGTATTTGCGGTTCATAAATCGAGATATTACATCGTCCGTATACGCCGCATCAAATCGAGAATCACTCATCGACCCTAAACCCAGACTGACAATCATGTTCCAGAACCACTGTCCCATGCGGTTACCGATATCCGGGTCGGTCATAATATGTTCTTCGCAACGAAACGCTAAGGCAATAAGCATCTCCAATACACTGCAAGGGCGGTTATCCAGATAACTGGCAATCATAAGACCCTCGTATTCTTTTTCATAACCAAAACGATACCGGAGGTCTATCCCATCTTCTGCTCGATTTCCGTCCATCGGCAGCATATATTGAAAATCAATATTATGCAGATGACGAAGAAGCTTCTGATAAGACAGCCTCCGGCTATATCGTTCGTTACATACGAGCTGACACATCCACTCAAAATATTCATTGTTCAGCTCAATTTCAGTCATTCGATCCTCCTATTAGTAGTTGGAGCCTTCAGCCACATCGGAGAAAGAGCGATTGTCTCTGAGAATTTCATAATCGCATCTCAGACGGTCGTTACGAATAAAGACCGAATCGTCCTCATACTCTCCGAAATGTTCAGCAAAGTCCTCGCCAACAGTGTCCTCAATATCCTCGACGACTTCATCTTCATCGTCGGCAAGGACTCCGTCACCAGCATAATAGACCAGACTGATCTGCGTGTAATTGTCATTCTCACCATAATTGTCCGGAGAGATGACATAAGGTTCATTGGGCATAGGATCATCCTTTTTTTCTTCAGTATTTTTCTTGCTGTGCTCCGTGTAATTGGTATAGCCCTCTTCCTGAAGCTTAGCAGCATAATTCACCAGGTCGGGTTTCAGCTTGGCAATATCTGCCTTATGCTGATTTTCCTCCTGCTTTTCATTGCTCTTTTCATTCTTGGCAATATTAGTGTTTACGGGCTTTCTTTCGGCAAATGCCGCTTTCACAGAATCAATCTCTTCCTGTGCAATCTGCTCGTAATACTGTCTAAGACAAAGCCATGTCGCTGCGGCGCCTACCGTGGCTCCAGCCAGAAACATAGCGAAACCGGTTTTACTCATCTTCGTATTCCTCCTCGTCAGTTTGAATTGTAACAACAGTAATGGCGAGACCTCCGAACAGCAATGCTGCACTCAGAAGAATCCCGCCAGTAATGTGTCTTTTCCGCCGACTGTCCAACATGGCATCAACGGTTGAGATGAAGTCATCCAGAATATCCATCATTTACTCCTTTCCACCAGAGAGAACAGCAATGCCTCCTACGAGACAAAGCCCTGCCATAGTGGAAAGAATGTACGAAAACAAAGCTTTCATTTTATGTTCTCCTTTCAGTCATAACTCGAAAAGTAGTGACAACACTCCTGAAACAAAGGCTCACCATACTTGCTGTATCCTCCGGCCATGAAGAACACACAATCGTAATTTGTCCGTTCCAAAAGTTCTTCTTTTACCAACTCAACAATCTCAGGCATGACATAACAACGGTCAATCCTGCTGTTCCACATCACGCTGAACTGATTGGGTTGATAAATAACGTCGTACACAGTGTCCGGGAAAGATGGATGGTCAATACGGTTAAGAATTGTATCAATGACCAAGCGTTTTCCCAGTTCTGTTTCTCCTTCAGCTTCACCCATGGTTACGAGTGCTATGAGGTCGATTTCTTCTTGTGTAAGAGGATAGTCCGGCTCATTCTTCACCTCAGGTGTTAAGTTAGGAGATTCCATCAGAAGATCCGCCATAATCACTGGCTCTGCCTCCGCAAGAACCGGATAAGATTGCTTGATCTCCGATGTTTCTTTATCTGTAGAGCGAACCACACCGCATACTGTAAAACCAACAAAGAATATCATGCAGAGAACGGCGGCTATCGCTCGTGGTTTGATGCGCATTATTAAAACTCCTTTACATTAAAAATATCACCCCCAGTCCAAGTCTGAAGGTGGTTGATTACATCTTTTCCCAGATGTTACCCTCAACATTGAAGTCGAGCAGAAGCGCCGGCTCATGGCGACCATCCTCGGTCTCACGCTCTACCTCAACGATGCGGAAATTAACATAGCCGTCCGGACCATCCTTTGTCCAACCGACAATCTGACCAGCAGGGGTACGAGGAAGATCCAGATCATCCAGAACCTCATTCAGGAAGAGGTGACCACGGGTCTGAAGCTTGTCGTTTGCAAATGCCTGCTGTGCCTTGAGGAACATGCGGTTGTAATCGGGATTGGTTTCGTAGTTGCGGCTCTTGCTGTCGAAATATACAGCATAATCGCTCTGGAGATTAGGGTCAGCGACCATCACAGTCTTCTTGACCTTCTTCTCCTTGCCGGTCTCGGGATCAACCTCGATTTCCTCGAACTTCTTCGCCTTGATGCCATACTTGAGTTCGGTATCGACCTGCTCGCCGAAACGCTCGATAACTCGACCACGATACTCCTTGAAGCTCTTATCGATTGCAGCATAAGCAGCACCAAGAGCCACATTGCGTTTACGCAGAATATTGTTAGATGCCAGAATACTGGTGATGGACAGAGTGCCAAGAATGATGGCAGGACCATAAAGCTTTGCGAGCCTCATTCCGGTCTGAGCATAGACCACAACCGTGTCTTTCTTGCCATCCTCGTTCGTATACTCCTGGCCATTGATTGCACCGGTTTCCATTCCCTCATGGATGGTATCGAGAGTACCCTTAGTTTCATCGAGAATCTCTGCTACCTTAGTGGTGGCCTTGCAAGCGAGAACGGCACTTACGACCGTACCGGCAATACCAGCCACAACGAGAATCTCGGGGCTGTGCTTCTTGAGCTTCATAACGGCCTTGGAAGTCACGCCGTTCACGCTCTTCATAATTTCAGTTTTATTTTTCATGGTTTGTTATTCTCCTTTTCAGTTTTTAGAGTTGATTTCAGCACCACAGGCAGCATATCCAGCCAAATCGACATAGCTGTCGTCCGTAGCCGTTCCTGTTCTGATTCGTGCGATCTTAAGAAGTGCCATCATCATGGCAACATCATTTGCAGTGAATTCAACGCCTTTATAGACGCTCCAAAAGCCAGCAATAGCGGCGAAATTATCTTCCGGAGAGCCGTATTCGTTCTCTCTCTGCCCGCATACACAAGCCTTTGCTTTATCAAGAGTCTCAGATCTGTTCATCATCTTCGTCCTCCTTGACAAATGAAATATAATCACGCTTACACTCTTTTGCGATTACCTGGCAACCACACATCGGGCAGTCAAATGCATCATACAGGCATTCTTCAGCAGTAGATCCAAAGGCAACTGCCAGCCCAGTTTTTCCGTTATCACGAGCAAGATAATGTCCCTCGATAACGGCATTGAATTTAGTGCCACAAATTTTGCATTCAAGCATTATTTTTCTCCTTTCAATTCAGCGGGATTGCACGAGGCAGTTTCAGAATATAACCGTCTCGAACCCGTACCGCAGTTGCACCGCCAATATTTGTCCAACCATAGCGGTTCATAGTAAAGTTATCATTGGGAACACGAGCGAGATCATAGAAATCGGATACACTCACCGTTCCATACTGGCTGATGATATCGTTCATTGCATCGAGAACCGCTTCCGCATCTCCACGGGTATCGAAGAGAATATCATCATAATCAGGTGTATTGCGTCTGTTGCCGACGGAACCTGCACGCACTCTGTCCGCGTCCCGTTCATAATAGTTTCGGTAAGACACCTTAGACGCGGTTCCGTTTTTCTTGCTGCGACCTGCCTCGCCGTAGAGAATCATGTCGATACCGGTAGTGACAATGTCAGAAATCGCCTTTTTAACAGCCGGCACAATAACCTCCATCAAAATATAGGATTTAACATTATTTGCGTCCTCGGCAATAAAGACATCTGCGAATTTTTGCATCTCGCCTTTTTTTCGAGTTTTTGCAGCCCCGGTAATAACCGCCTCGACTTTCTTTTCTGACTGCTGCTCCTGACGAGCTTTATCAGAATTGGATTTGTAATCTTCCACTGGGTGCTCTCCTTTCTTATGCCGGAATCAGCTTACCGGGCAGAGTAATTTTTGTGTTCGGCGTCAAGCCGTTTTCTTTTTTATATCGATAGGCGAGATTGCTCTTCGCTTTCGCTTCCGTCGGAGCAACAGTAGTTGCCTTCCAGCGATGTTGAACGCAATCATCAAATCGCATAACCGGACCGTCATATTGGTACTGCTGCATATTTTTTCCTCCTTTCGAGAGATAAAGAAAAAGGGAAAGCACCTTGTTACAGGTACTCTCCCTTATCCGAACTTCTCAAATTCGCATTTTCAGTTGTCTTCAGTGACAACATCGGATTCTTCCAAGATAACCGTCTTCTCCTCAGCAGCCATCTTCCTCTGCTCGATCTGGGCTTTGATGTTTGCGATTACCGGCTTTGCTACATACTTGTAGACGACCACGCCTACAACTACGCTCAAGCCGATACCCGCAGCAATCTTTACGCCCTTGCTCAAGCCAGCGTTCTCGATAACCTCTTCGGTAGCTTCAACGACCTCGTTGTTCATAATCTCATTGTTGTTCATTGTGAAATCTCCTTTCAAATGTGTGAAATTGTGGAATGTTCTTCCATTAAATAAGTTGTAAATTTCGCGCGGTAACTTACTGGTAGTCATAAACCGGAGCAACCTGGTAGTCAATTACCAGGCAGGGAGTACCGTTTGCATCCAGCTGGGACGAGAACGCAAGGTCAATGTATCCCTTATCGATATTCCATCCGAGCATATCGCCCATCTTGGTCCCATCCAAACCAAGTTCATAGTAGAAATCGTTCAGCGTGACATACATTTCATCACGCATCTGACGATTCAGTTCGTTCATGACCCTGGTAATCTTATCCCTGTCAGACTTGAAATATCGTCCGGACAAGACATCATAGCAGATCGTGTTGCCGCCGCTTTCAGTGAGAATCACTTCTCGAACAGGGTTCTTAACCATCTTGTCTTTCGACACAGAGTCTCGAATGGACTGTTCCTTTTTCTCACCAATTGTCTCAACGACTTTTTCCTGATACTCCTTCAAAGTAGACTCTGAAAGGGTATACGCCGTTGCCAAAGCCGCATTCCGGCGAAGATTGGTTGAACTTGCACCGATCAGGCAGAAGACAGAGATGGAGCCTACAACAGCAGCCGGAATATAACAAGGCCAAGCAGTCTTGATGATGTCTTTCGCCTCAAGCCTGTCTGTATCCAGTTCCTCCTTTTTCTCTTCGAGCAGAATCAGGGCTTTTGGTGTTGCTTTTACCGCCATAACAGTGGTGGTAATCATGCCGGCAATTCCAATACCGGTGAGAATTTCAGGACTATGTTTTTTCATTGCCGTCCGTACACTCTTGGCAATGCTTGCTAAACTTTGTTTAGGCATGATTTTCTCCTTTCTCAGAACAATGGAATCTGTTCAACATCGCCGCCAGCTACAGTTACGGACTGCATCATCATACCCGTTTCTTCATCAAAGAAGATAGTGTCAGCTTGATTATCCCAGTCTTCAAATTGTTCAGCTATGTTTTTGCCACGAGTCTTTCGAAGAGTAATTATCTCTTCATGAATAATACGGCGCCACGCTCGAGCAATCGGTTTGCGGCTCTGTGAAAGCACATTGTATAAACCAGTTTCAGTCACAAAGCTTACGGAGCGTCGCTGACCTGCAACTACCAAAGGTAGGTTCAGCTTTTCGTCAGCTTCACACATCTCGAGCATTTTCCATACATTGCCATCGCTGTAATCAATAATGTTGGCTACATCAGATGCCTTGAACAAAGGTTTATCCAAGGAATCATACACAGGCAAGATGTGACCCATAAAGATAACTTTTCCTACGATTTTCATTTTTTCTCCTTTCGGTTAAACAAATAGTAGACTTAATTCTTCAGCTGTTTCAACCGCTTTCTGAAATATAAAGCTACGCTGCTCATCCTCGCCGTAACAAGCATACATAGCCATCTCGAACATGAAGCTTTCGATGACGGTGATTGGATCATCGAAAGGTTTGTCCATGATTCGATCACAGATTTCATATGCAGCCCATTGCTGATATGACCTTTTTCTAAATTCATACTTTGGCCATGT